GCTGGACTTAGCGACATATTCCTGCATCCAGTAGCAAACAACGTATTGCCGTTCAGGCATAACTATACTGCATCAGGCGACTATGTAGTGACAGGGTTTTTCATACCGTCATATAAGATGGTTTCGAAATTCAAGGACAATAGGGGATGGTGCGATCCGACAAAGGGACGTGAGCATTATGAAAAGGAAAGGCAGATAAGGGCGATAGACCCGAACGGTCTGATGATATACTGTGCGGAATACTGCTTCACTCCTGAGGAGGCTTTGGCGATGGAGGGCGAGAACCAATTCAACAAGGCGTTGTTGTCTGAACAGCTGACACAGATAAAGATACACCATGTCGTATCTCCGTACGGAGAGATAGATAACGGGGTATTGGATTACGAAAGGGGCACTAACAAAGTCAAATTCATACGTGACCCATTAGGGAAGGTACATATATTGGAGCATCCTAAGTCTGACGAATCAGGAAACGCATACAGGAACTTGTATGTGGCAGGAATAGATAGTATAGATATAGGAATGAGCGAAACGTCGATAAACACGGATGACCCTTCGCAGTTCTGCATAGTGGTAAAGAAGCGTGCCTTCGGAATGGAACCTCCTACATATGTGGCGTTTTATAAGGACAGGCCGAACAATATAAACGAAGCGTACAAACAGGCTTTGTGTTTGCTTCAGTACTACAACTGCAAGGCTGTGTTGGAGAGCACGAAAGTGTCGTTGCTTACTTGGATAAGGAGCAAGGGGGCGGCGAGCCTTTACCTCATGAAGAGGCCTAGGGCGTGTCTTCCTGATGTGGACAGGGGAAGGAGCAACCTATATGGTGCGCAGGCTTCTCCAGCCGTGATACAGCATGGTCTTGACCTGATTGAGAATTATATAAACGACTATAGCCAGGAGATATGGTTCATAGAGATGTTGGAGGACTTCATATCGTATTCTTACGAAAACAAAAGGAAGTTCGATATTGTGGCTGCATGCCAGATGTGTGAACTTGGCGACGAAGAGCTTACTGGCGTGACGGCTAAGTCCACGGACATAAAGGTAAAGAAATTGCCGATGTTAGGATATTATACAGATGAATATGGAAAAAAACAATATGGAGTCATTCCTGATAGAGATATACATGAAACGAAATGGGATGACGACGATATAAATACGAACAATGTCTACAAAGGAGTTAGAAGCAGCGATCCGAGAGATTATAGAAACTGAATATAACTGCATATTCAACAAAAGGATAGTAGTTTCCGAATCATGTGACGACGACGGTCCTTTTGGTTATGTAGCCAAGATTGAACTTACGACGATCGACAAACCGATAAGCCTTGCGATGGGGACAACCGACCAAGACAAGTTTCTTGATTTCATAAGGAAGGAAATTAGATACGGATCTTACAATAGCGTTGATTTTTATACTGGTTACAGACTTGAACCGAAAGAAACAATTATCTAATGAAAAAAGATTTTACTGAAAACGAATGCATGGAGAAGATTGACGCAGCCATAAATGAACTTGTCTATCCAAAATGGGAGATGCAGAGGAATTACAACTACTACAACTGCAAAAGAGATCCGAAACAGTTCGAATATCTTGAACAGAATTTTGGTATAGGAAATCCTACTGAAATAAACTTCACCCCTTTAGTAAAGAAACATATTGATGCGCTTGTCGGAGACTACCTTGGCGTAATGACGATGCCGAGGGTTACATGCAAGGACAGTCAGACCCTGTCTATAATAAGCAGGGAGAAGCAGCTTGAATCGTCGAACAGGTTATTTGAGTATGTCAAGACGAAAATCAAGGATATGGTCTATGCGAACATATCGGGAAAGAAGGTCGAAGACCCGATATATTCCGAAGAGATAAAGAAGATAGTTGGAGACCTGGACATGAATTACATCTCAAATTTCGAGATAGCTGCACAGAACGTGCTTGAATACGTAATGCAGTCGAGGTCGATAGACTTTAAGAACAAGAAGAGACAGCTTATGCTCGACCTGCTGATATCTGGATATACGTTTTACCAGGCGCACAAATCATCAAAAGGGAACAACATTGAAGTTGAAATCCTAAATCCGCTAAACACATATATAGACATGAATCCTGAATCGCAATATATAAAGGATTCGTACCGTGTAGTGATAGTCAAGTGGATGAACAGGTCGCAGGTAAGGAATAAGTTCGGCAGTAAACTGTCCAAAGAAGATTTGGACAAGATAGACGAACTTTACAGCTCTTCCCTAAGCAACTACAACCAAATATTCATTAGGTCTATGGCTAACAGTCCGTCGGTAGCTCCTTCTGGAGGAGAAAACGACTTGGACAATATAAACGTATTTCCAGGATTTCCTACCGATATGCCATATTCCCAGATAAACAAACTTGTTCCAGTATATGAAGTTGAATGGCTGCACACTGGAGACGACTTCGTAACCAACAGATACAGGGGATATAGGATTGGAGAGGAAATCTATATTGTCGAAGGGAAGGACGAGGAAGCCATAAGGTCAATAAGCAATCCAAACGATTGCGGTCTTTCCGTAAACGGAATAATGATGACGAACAGGAGCGGGAAGCCATATTCGCTTATGGGAGCATGTGCGCATCTTCAGGACAAGTATGACATACTTATGTTCTTTAGGGATACTATGATTGCAAATGCTGGAGTAGCTGGAGATTGGGTTGACATGTCAAATTTACCAGCCGAACTTGGAGACAATATGATTGACAGGCTGAAGATGTTCCAGGCATACAAAAAGACTGGAGTAGCTTTGATAAACACGGCACAGGAGGGAAGGGACAATAACAGTCTAAATACCATTTATGGAGGTTATGACGACTCGCTCAAACTTCAGCCCATACAGGCCATTGAGGTGTCGTTACAAAGGATTGAGGATACGTGCAGTTCAATTACTGGAGTATTTAAGGAACGCCTTAATGGGATACAGTCATATGATGCCGTGTCAAACGTAAGGCTAGGGCAGAACAATTCGCTTATAGTAACAAGCCATATAATGAACCAAATGGATTTGGTAATCGAAGAGATGCTCAGCGACTGCCTGAATATAGCAAAGATTGTATACAGCACAGGATTGCAGGGAGCTTTGATAATAGGAGAAAGATACCAGAAGACATTCGATATCCTTCCTAAGTATTATACGCATACCGACTTTGACATTCATATAATGTCAGGAAGCGAAATAATGAAAGATTTGGAAGCGATAAAAGCAACTACGGCTGGATTCATTCAGGCTGGAAACCTAGACGCCGACATCATCGTAGACGCCATGACGGCAAAGTCGATTACCGAACTAAAATGAAAGGTAAAGGAGGCGATGAAGTCGAAGAAGGAGGAGATTAACATGATAGGCAACCTACAAAAACAAAATGAGGAATTCAAAAACCAAGTTAATAAGATAAACAGCGAGCTGGAATCTGCAAAGGCAAAAATATCTGCTCTTAACGAAGAGAAACTGAAATTAGAGCAGCACAAGATTGAGTCTGACATGCAGATAAAGTGGTATGAAGCACAGACAGATAGGGACTATAAAAACGACATGGTAAACATACAGAAGAAACGTACTGACATTGAGATTGGTCAATTGAGGGACGGCAATCCGTATAACGACCAAATTAAAATGCAATAAAAATGGCTACTGGTTTTAAAGTGTGCAACACATCCAAATGTTCGGCTACCATTACCGACCTTACGTATCAGCTTGGAGGTTACCTTTCCGAGACTGTCGGTTCAAATCCGAACCTTTATTTCAGGAAATCAGAAAGCGTCACGCTTGACATACTGATGAAGGTTACTGGAAATGGAACTGTAATGGAAGGATATATGTTTACGAAACACGAAGTCGACGACGCAGGAAACCTGGTTGACGAGGGGGGCGTCATGATGACATTCGATTCCGACGGATACTATCAGATAACACATATAATAATGCCTACCAAGAAATGGTATAACAACGATGAGGACAAACAGAGCTATGGGAAAATTTACATCTATAATGAAGGCGACGGTTTGATCTACAAGGAAGTTGACGGGAATCTGGAAACGGATTCAAACCAGGCGTTATTAGTTGAGGAGATTTATGAACAGTGTGACAATCATATCACTACATTCAGGGCTACTCATGACGTGTTTAATCTATGTTATCTTAGGGCTTGCCTATTTGATGCGCAAAGCGAGTATATTTCAAAGAAATATAACGTATGTGAACTTAGCAAGGACAACGACCTATTGTTTAAGGTGAATTATCTTACGGCTACTATACAGGTTGTCACTTGGTTATTGGAATGTAACGACTATGAACAGGCTATGTTGATACTAGACGAAATAGATACATGTAGGGGATTATGTAATGATACAAGGACACCTGCCGACTGTGGATGCGGTTGCAGAGGAGGCAAGGTCACTGTCACGGAAACAAGCGGATGCGGTTGTGGAAGATAGTTGTTCTCATATAACTTCCTTAAAGAAGGAAGGGATAATGTTATATAAGGAATATTTAAGAAAAATGTTAACTGGATATTCATTGACCGTAAATGATATTCAAAAACTAATGGACATTATAATATATATAGATATGAAAGGAAACATTGATTCTAAGTTAAGAGTCTATAATAAACTAATAAACACATATGTCAAATAACGATTTGTTTTCACGCGACGCCACGTGTTCCTCATCAAGGCAATGCAGCGACAACGACTATCTATTGAAAGGAAATTACCTTAGCGAGTTCACTACGGAGGAAGAGAAGGCGTTGGCAAGGGAGAATTTAGGTATAGACATAAATTCATTTAAGGTTTCTTGGGGGGACATAGAAGGAGGATTGGCAAATATCGAAAAGCAGTCTGATTTGGTAGAATACATAAACGGAAAGACAAATGTTTCTATCACGTCAAACGACAATTCGATAACAGTAACAAACTCTCCGACACAAAGGAATACATTTGACCTATCAAAGCAGGTGCACTCTGACGGAAAGACGGTATTCGGTACTGGTACGCAGTTAGACCCGTTTACTACAATGAAACCTCCCAAACCAGCAGCCTCAAGGATATCTGTATCTCTTGCGGACATTCAGGCAGGATACAAGGAAATCGACACATGGCAGAACAGTTCATTTATCATTGATGTGGAGAGCTATGACGTATTGCCAGGTACGTTTGAGTTTAGGGAAATCTATTCGACGAACAATTATGGCGAGTCGGGATTCTACCATCCAGAATGGATATATTACTTTACCTTTACTAGTTCAACCAACGCATTAAAGCTAAGGACAACTACGAATGGCTCAAACAATCCTAATTCTGAAAGTTACGTACACGTAGACAAGCAGATAACTGATTGGTCTGCTGGTAACATATACAAATGCACGCCTGGAGTTCTGATAAACAATGAATGGACTGTCGAGACACAGACTAACACGAACTCATCTGACGCATATATAGTGCTGTCTCCAAGCAACAGGGAATCGGGAGTAAGGAATCCAATGTACGACCATCCTAGTAATCAGGTTGCACAGGATGACGTATGTAAGGCTGACGGAAAATGTTCTCTGGCTATAGGGAAAAGGACTACCACTTATGACGGATCGGATTATTCCTTTACACAAGGAATCTGAACAGCAGCATCTGGAAAAGGAAGCCATTCCGAAGGTTACGCATGTCCAAGCTCGTATTCATGGGTCATCTATGGAAATGATACTCCTGATGAACTAAGGCTATCCAGGAGCGGAAACCAAGTTATGGTGTATGAAGGAGTCGCACAAGGAAGATATTCCCATACTGAAGGACTTGGATGTTGTACTTTAGAGACCGCAATTGGTGCCCATTCCGAAGGAGGAGCAACTAGA